GCGACCAAGAGCAACGTCGCACGGGCGGCGGCGGGGTCACAGACCGTTGATGAATTGAAGTCGGCGGCTGGCCGCATGTATTCCGACATGGAACGGTCTGGGGTTGTTTTGCCGCAATCAAAGTTTCCAGCAGATGAAATCCTTGCGGACATGGCGGGGATCGACAAAACAAAACTGGCCGGAAAATCGGCAACGCCGAAAGCTGAGGCTCTTTATGATGACCTGATAGACGTTTTCGCAGGGAACAGGTTCAAAGACGGCATTCCGCTTTCCGCGCTGCAACAGCTTCGCCGCAACTTTGGCGAAGTCAGCGCCGATGTATCCCCCGGCATGTTCCCGCGCGCTACGCCGGATGCGAAAGCGGCAACGGGGGGCATTGGGAAGATTGACGATGTGATCGACGATCTAGTTGGCGGGGCCAACAAGGAAGCGTCTGCGACGTGGAAAAGGGCGATCAACACCGGGAAACTGCAAGACGTAATGGAAGGGGCCGAAGGCTATCTTAGCGGCTTCACGAGCGGCGTTAGGAATAAGCTGAAATCCATCCTCAAAGATAAGCGCTCGCAACGGGGCTTTTCCAAGGCCGAATTGGACGCTATGCGCCAGATCGTCAAGGGTGGGCCAATGGAGCAGGCCGTAAGGCTTGGAAGCAGTGGCCTTGCAAAAATTCTCGCGGCGGGCGGAGGGTATGGAACGGGTGGCATCCCCGGCATGGCAGCCGCCTATGTTGCCACAAAGGGCGCAACGGACTTGGCTGACAGCATGACACGGGGCAATCTAGAAGCCCTTATTCGGGCTGTATCGACCGGGAAACTGCAATCCACAACCGGTATCCCGCAAGGCTTGCTGGACCTGATTTCTTCGCGTCTTGGCACAAGCACTGTAGCGACGACTACCCCCGGCCTTCTGGCGCAATGAGGACAAAATGAAGCCCAAAAAGCTAACCAGAGACCAAATCCAGAACACAATCAAGAATGCGATCACCGAGGCGATTGCGTTTGTCGAGGGGGAAATCGCGCCCGCGCGCATCAAGGCGCAACGCTACTTTGACGGCAAGGTTGACCTTAAGGCAGAGGAAGGCCGGTCCAAGGTTGTGGCCACGAAATGCCGCGATACATTGCGCGCCGTCAAGCCCGCACTCATGCGGGTTTTTCTGCAATCCGGCAGGCCGGTCGAGTTTGTGCCCCGCAAGGCGCAAGCCGTTCTAGAGGCGGAACAGAAGACCAACTATTGCGCCTATGTATTCGACAAGAATGACGGGTTCATGCTTTTGTCGGATGCGATTGACGACGCGCTTAAAAAGAAGGTTGGCATCTGGAAAGTCTATGTTGACGAACCCGCCACGGTGGAAATCGACGAATACACCGACCTGATGGAAGAACAGGTTCAGCTTCTGCGCATGGACCCCGAGATTGAAATCCTTGAGGAAGAAATCACGCAAGAGGCCGTGCTTGACGAAATGGGCATGGCCGTCATGCCTGCGATGTATAGCCTAAAGGTCGCGCGGGAAAGCAAGTCCAAGGAAATTTGCATCGACGCGGTTTCGCCGGAAGACTTCTTCATTGATCGGAACGCTTCCAGCATCAAGGACGCTTATGTCTGCGGTCACTCTGCCGAAATGCGGGTTGGCGACGTTGTGGCAATGGGGTTTGACTTCGAGGCGGTCTATGACATGGCCGGAACCACGGGCGGCAGCGTTGACGAAGAAGAGGAATTGCAGCGCAAGGGCTGGGATGCATCTGGCGATGACGAAGACGCCAATGATCCATCCATGCGCAAGATTACCCTGACCGAAGCCTACATGAAAATGGACATTGAAGGCACGGGCATTCCCCGGCTTTACAAATTCCTATGCGGCGGCAGCAACTATGAGTTGCTGGAATACGAACTCTGCGATGAGTTTCCGTTTGCGGTGTTTGAGGTTGATCCAGAGGCCCATGCGTTCTTTGGCCGGTCGCTTGTGGAAATCATCGTTGATGATCAAGACGCGGCAACTTCGCTTCTGCGCGGGCTTCTGGATAACATGGCGATGGTCAACAATCCGCGCATGGCCGTCAATTCCAGCTTGGTAAATATGGATGACGTGCTGAATAACGAGATCGGCGCGGTGATCAGAACCAAGGATATCAACGCGCTTCGAGAAATCACAATCGGCGGAATGGCTGGGGCAATTCTTCCTGCGCTGGCCTATTATGACGAAACGATCCGCGCCAAGACTGGCGTTTCCGGCGCTGGCATGGGGCTGGATGCTGACGTGCTGCAATCGCAAACCGCGCAAGGGGTGAATGCGGCGGTGCAGGCGGCTAACCAAGTGGCAGAACTGATTGCCCGTCACCTCGCAGAAGGCGGGATGAAACAGGCATTCAGGATCATCGCCAAGCTTGCGAAGCAGCATATCAGCGGGCAGGAAATGATGCGGGTGAACGGCGAGTTTGTGCCTGTCGATCCCCGGTCTTGGTCGGCTGATAGCGACATGACCGTGAATGTCGGGTTGGGCACCGGCAAGCATGAAGAAAAGGCGATGGTCCTGCGGGAAACCCTGCAAACCCAGATGGGGATTTGGCAGTCCTACGGGCCGAATAACGGAATGGTCACGATGACCACAATTCGCAACACTCTGGCCGATATCCTCCGCCATAGCGGATTGCACAATTCCGAGCGGTATTATCAGCCGATGACGCCGCAGATTGAGCAACAGTTGATGCAGCAGGCGGCACAAGCGGCCCAAGGGCAGCAACAGGCCAGCGATCCGAATGCGGCATTCCTGCAAGCTGAGCAAATGAAGACTTCCGCGCGGGTGCAGGCTGATCAGCAAAAGACGCAACTAGATTTCGTCAAGGCGCAGATGGAAGACGACCGGGAACGCGACAAGATGCTGCAAGATTTGGCAATTCGCGGCGCAGAACTCTATGCCAGCACGGGCGTAAAGCTGAACGAACAACAGATCAGGGCGCAACAGGCAATGACGCAACCGATGCAGCCGGGGGTGCCGAATGTCTGACATTCAACAGCGGGCAATTCAGGCGCGGCAGTTGCTTGAATACGAACCGTTCACTGCGATTATGGACGAAATTCGCCAAGACGCAGTTTCCTTGTTTTTGAACGGGACTTCCGATATAACGGAAATTGCGCGGGCGCATGAGGCGATCCGGGCGATTGATAAATTCATGGCGGCTATCCAGTCCCGATTGGACGCGGAAAAAGTCGCACAGAAAAAAGGTCAGGACCGTGGAAGCGACTGAGAACCTTGAAACGATGGTCAACTCGCTGTTGATCATGGACGAACCCAAACCGGAACCGGAACCGCAAGAAGATGCGCCCGAACCGGAATTGGAAGCGCAGGAAACCGAAGCGCTGGAAGCCGAGGCCGATGAGGCGGACGCGACCGAAGAGGTTGAGGCCGAGGAAGAAGAGACAGAGCAGGAACAAGCGCCGTCAAAATACACCGTCAGAGTTGACGGCAAGGAAGTTGACGTAACGCTGGACGACCTCAAGCGTTCATATTCCGGTCAGGCTTATATTCAGAAGGGAATGCAGGAAGCGGCGGAGGCCAAAAAGCAGGCCGAAACGCTTTTCACAACCCTTCAAACCGAGCAAGCCAAGTTCCTGAGCGTGGTGCAAACCATTCAGGCAAACGGCTTCAAGGCACCCCCGCAAGCGCCTGATTTCGCCATGATGGAAAAAGATCCGATTGGCTACATGAAGGCGGAAGCGCAATACCGCAAGGACGCAAGCGAGTTTCAGGCGCAACAGCAAGAAATCCAGCGCACTGCAATGCTTAATCAGCAAATGCAGCAGCGGGCGATGGCTGACTTTGTGAGTGAACAAGCCAAGGTCTTGCAAGAGCGCATTCCCGAATTTGCCGATGCGAAGAAGGCCCGTGAAGTCACGAGCAAAATTCGCAGCGTTGCAGCCGAGGCTTACGGGTTTACAGATCAGGAGATTGGCGGCGTCGTTGATGCGCGTCAGGTTCAAGTTCTGTATGACGCGATGAAATGGCGCGAATTGCAAGCAGCACGGACCCAAAAGGCACCCGTGGCCACAAAGTCAATCAAGCCGTCATCGCACCGCCAAGAGCCGCCGCAACTTGCCCGGAAAAAGCAGATCGAAGCAGCACGGAAGGCAGGAAAGCCCGAGGCTTTCATTGATCTTCTGTTCAATTGAACCCTTAGAGGAATTGGATCATGGCACAGCCAACCAACACCCTGGACAGCTACGACGTTCGTGGCATCCGTGAAGACCTGCAAGATGTGATCTATGACATCTCGCCGGAAGAAACGCCGTTCTATACCAAGTGCGGCAAGGCCAAGGCGGCGAATACCTTGCATGAATGGCAGACTGACGCGCTGCGGGCATCGACGACGAACGCGCATATTGAGGGCGGAGATACGACCCCCGAGGCCCGTTCCGTCACGACCCGATTGGGCAACTACACCCAAATCTTCAAGAACGCGGTTGCCATTCCCGGCACCGATGACGGGCTTAACAAAGCCGGTCGTGCGAAGGAAATGGCCTACCAGGTTCTGAAGATTGCCAAGGAACAGAAG